GCATTAAAAATTAAATACGTAAGGCAGACTAAAAAAACTGATAAAGACGAAAGAGTAAGATTAAGTAATTATAATCGTGACAATCCCATGGAATATGATTTTCCTGAGATTGAAGAGTACTTTGTATATACTCCAAAAGCAATGTATCCTGTTGGAAATCCTTCTTCAAATGGAGATTCAAAAGGTATTAAGATTGCAAGAGATGCAATTACATATTGCACGTCTGGATTGGTAGATAGAAATAAAGGAACTACTCTTTCTTACTTACAGAAAGCAATTAAGTCTCTCAATCAACTTCGTATGATTGAGGACTCTCTTGTGATTTACAGATTATCAAGAGCTCCAGAGCGTCGTATTTTCTATATTGATGTGGGAAATCTTCCCAAGATCAAAGCAGAACAATATTTACGCGATGTTATGATGAGATATCGTAACAAAGTTGTTTACGATGCAGCAACTGGTGAAGTTCGTGATGACCGTAAATATATGTCAATGCTTGAAGATTTCTGGCTTCCTCGCCGTGAAGGTGGTAGAGGAACCGAAATCACTACACTTCCAGGTGGTCAAAACCTTGGAGAAATCACAGATATCAAGTATTTCCAAGACAAATTATATCGTTCATTGAATGTTCCAGTATCAAGAATTGGTGGTGATGGTGGATTTAATCTTGGCAGATCCTCAGAAATTCTTCGTGATGAAGTCAAATTCAGTAAGTTTGTGGGACGTTTGAGAAAAAGATTCTCAAATATGTTCAACGATATGCTCAAAACTCAGTTGATTCTTAAAAATATTATCACTCCAGAAGACTGGGAAGTTATGAGTGAGCATATTCAATATGACTTCTTATATGACAATCACTTTGCAGAACTGAAAGAAACGGAACTTTTAACTGAAAGATTAAATATGGTCGCTCAGGCAGAGCCATACGTCGGTAAGTATTTTTCACAAGATTATATCCGTCGCAAAGTTCTTCGTCAAACTGATGAAGAAATTATTGAACAAGATGAGCTCATTGAAAAAGAAATTAAGGACGGAACTATTCCAGATCCATCTCAAATGATGGTTGATCCTGCAACAGGACAACCAATTCCAGCAGGAATGGGAGGAGATCTTGGAGCTCCAGTCATGGAACCAAACCTTGATTCACAAGGCCAAGCAACCGTTGCCAGTGGTAAACAAGTAGAAATGCCCAAGGGTGGCGAAATTTAATAAATAAAAACGATCACAAATTTTAGAGTTATGGATGAATTAATGGATATGATTGTTACTGATGAAAGTCCTTCACAAATCAGTGATAAAATCAAAGAACTTCTTTTTGCAAAGTCTGCTGAAAGAATTGACGCATTTAAACCTGCAGTAGCATCTTCTTTATTTGCAAGTGAAGAGGATGAATATGAAGATGAAACTGATGAAGAAGGTGAATATGATTCTGATGAGGAAGAATAATAAATAAATAACTAATATCACAAAATGAAAGAATAATGCCCATCACAAAAATTGTTGCAACACAAGTAAATACTGGAACTTCTGCTGGAGCTGCAACTAGCATTACTGAAGCATCTTTAGTACGTTTATATAATGATAGTGGTGCTACAAGAGTTGTAGCAATTTCAACCATTGTTGGTGCAGCAACCAGTTCTTATTTCAGTATTCCAAATGGAAATGTTGAGTTCTTACAGAAGAATCCAACAGATGTAATTTGGACTGATGGGACTGCCATTAAAGCAAATAAAGTAGCATTCACGAACTAAAATGAAACTCATCAGAGAAGAAATCGAATCGGTAGAATTTATCGTTGAAGAACGCAACGGTAAAAAGTCTCTCTTTATTGAAGGTGTGTTCCTTCAGGGAGATATCAAAAACCGTAATGGTCGTGTATATCCAATGGAAACTCTCCGCCGTGAAGTTTCAAGATATAACGAAAATCATATTCAGCAGGGCAGAGCTCTTGGAGAACTTGGACACCCAGATGGTCCTACTGTAAACCTTGATAGAGTTTCACACAAGATTGTTTCATTAAAGGAAAGTGGATCGAACTTTATCGGTAAGGCAAAGATTCTTAGCACTCCTATGGGAAAAATTGCTGAATCTTTAATTGGTGAAGGAGTAAAACTTGGAGTTTCTTCTCGTGGAGTTGGTTCGATCAGAATGACTAGAGAAGGCTATAACGAAGTTGCTGAAGATTTCATGCTCGCTACTGCAGCAGATATCGTTGCAGATCCTTCAGCTCCAGATGCATTTGTTTCTGGAATTATGGAAGGAAAAGAGTGGGTATGGGATGGTGGTATTCTTCGTGAAAACTACGCATCAAAAACATATAAAAGAATTAACACACTGGTTGATCAGAAGAAATTGGATGAACAGAAATTAAATCTGTTCAATGATTTCCTGAATAATCTGTAATTTGTTAAATTATAAATAAATATAGTTTATAACTTAAGGTTAAACGGAGAGTTCAAATGTCTCGTGGAGATTTACAAGAAATGGAAGTAGGCACTAAGCAATCCAAAACTGCCGTAAATGCAACTGCAAAGGCAGGGGATCCAATGCCACGTTTGGCAGATCCTGGTACACAACTGGGTTCTGTAGAAGATCTGGGTGGTCCTACCCCAGAAAACTACAGACCAGATGATGACTCAGCAAAGCTGAAGACTCCTGGTGCAACTCTGAAGCAAGTCAGAGATGTTGTCAACAAAGGTGCAAAGTCTGCTGATCCTATGAAGTCTGTTAAAGAAGAGGCAGAAGAGGAAGCAGAAGAACTCTTAGAAGCAAAGCATAAAGAAGAGGAAGAAGAGGAAGAAGAAGAGGAGAAGGAAGAGAAGAAAATGAAGAAGGAAGAGTATGACATCGAAGAAGATGTCAATGCTCTCCTCGGTGGTGAAGAACTCTCCGAAGGTTTCAAGGAAAAGGCAAAGACCATCTTTGAAGCAGCAATCAATGCAAAGGTTGCTACTATCAAAGAAGAAATTGAGCAAGCATATGCTGCAGCTCTGGTAGAGGAAGTTGAAGAGATCAAACTTCAACTTGCAGAGCGTGTAGATTCATACCTTGAGTACGTTTCAGATGAGTGGTTCTCTGCTAACGAACTCGCAATTGAGCACGGTCTGAAGACCGAAATGACAGAATCATTCCTCGGTGGAATGAAGCAACTTTTTGAAGATCATTATGTAACAATCCCTGAAGATAAATATGATGTTTTAGAGAGCATGGTAGAAAAACTTGATGAAATGGAAGAAAAACTCAACGAGCAAATTGAAAGAAATATTTCACTCAACAAGCGTCTCGCAGAGTCGGTTGCTGATGGAATCTTAGATCAAGTTTCTGAGGGCCTCGCTGCAACTCAGAAGGAAAAGCTCGCTTCACTTTCCGAAAGTGTTGAGTTTGAAAGTGAAACCCAATATCGTGAAAAACTGGAGATGCTGAAAGAGTCATACTTCTCAGCACAGAAGTCTCCAAAAGCACAAACTGAAACTCTGTCTGAAGGTGTAGACAGTGCTTCTGAGTCTGTCTCGGGCACAATGGCTGCATACCTCAGAACTCTTCAGCAAGTCGCTAAGAACTGAATTTAACATTAAATCAAACACAAACATTCCCAAAGGTAAACGCAAATGTTCCATTCCGAACAGTTGCAGGAAAAGTGGGCTCCCCTTCTGAACTATGAGGGTCTTGATCCAATCAAAGATTCGCACAGAAGAGCTGTAACCGCCGTCCTGCTCGAAAACCAAGAAAAGTTCCTCCGTGAGGAGCAAGCATTTACATCAGGTATGAACCTGATGGAATCCCCAACCAACTCAACTGGCACTGGTGGTTTCACCGGTGGTTCAGCTGCTGCTGGTCCTACCGCTGGTTTCGATCCCGTACTGATCTCGCTGATCCGTCGTTCGATGCCAAACCTGGTTGCTTATGATCTCGCTGGCGTTCAGCCAATGAATGGTCCTACCGGCCTGATCTTCGCAATGCGTTCACGCTACAACAACCAGAGCGGAACTGAAGCATTCTTCAACGAAACTGATACTGCATTCTCAGGTCAGGATGACGGATTCAACCTTACCGGTGCATTTGCAGACGCTGCTGCTGGTATCGGTACAACCGCACAGTCAGGAACCAACCCAGCAATCCTGAACCCAGTTGGAACTGCAACCTCAACGGCATATAACGTTGGTGGTGGCATGAACACTGGCGATGCTGAGAACCTCGGTTCTGGCACTGGCGACCAGTTCAACCAAATGGCATTCTCGATCGAGAAAGTCACTGTAACTGCTAAGTCACGCGCACTGAAAGCAGAATACTCCCTCGAGCTCGCTCAGGATCTGAAGGCAATTCATGGTCTGAATGCAGAAGCAGAACTCGCTAACATTCTGTCTAGCGAAATTCTTGCTGAGATCAACCGTGAAGTTATCCGTACTATCTACAAGATCGCTGAGCAAGGCGCAATCGAGAATACTGCAACCGCAGGTGTATTCGACCTCGACATCGACTCCAACGGTCGTTGGTCCGTTGAGAAGTTCAAGGGTCTTCTGTTCCAAATCGAAAGAGATGCAAACAGAATCGCTCAGAGAACTCGTCGCGGTAAGGGCAACATCATCATGTGCTCTGCTGACGTTGCTTCAGCACTGACCATGGCTGGTGTTCTGGATTACACCCCTGCTCTGAATGCAAACCTGAACGTTGATGACACTGGCAACACCTTCGCTGGTACAATCAATGGTAAGTACAGAGTTTACATTGACCCATATTCGGCAAACCTGGCTGCTGACAACAGTGGTCTGGCACAAGGATCCAACCAGTACTACGTTGTTGGTTATAAAGGTTCTTCGCCTTATGATGCTGGTCTGTTCTACTGCCCATACGTTCCTCTTCAGATGGTACGTGCGGTTGGTGAGAATTCCTTCCAGCCAAAAATCGGATTCAAGACTCGTTACGGTATCGTTGCAAACCCATTTGCAGAAGGTACTGATCAGGGTCTGGGTCGTCTCCGTGTTAACAGCAACCGCTACTACAGAAGAGTTGCTATCAAGAACCTCATGTGAGTCATTCTCACAGGTTTCTGGGGGACCCGAAAGGGTCCCTTTTTTATTCTAAATAGTTAGAAAAAGATGGCAGTCGGAAACGCATTTGCAAATCAAATCCAAAACAGGAATTTTCTTTCTCCTGTAGGATTTAAGTTTACTTTGAATAGATGTCCAAAGGTTGCATTTTTTTCGAATAGTGCAAATATTCCCGGACTTAACTTAGGAGTGGCTGTTCAACCATCATATCTGAAAGATATTGACACTCCCGGAGATAAAATTCAATTCAATGATTTAACAATCAGATTTTTAGTCGATGAAAATCTTGAAAACTATATGGAAATTCAGAATTGGATTCGTGGACTTGGATTTCCATATAGTCTTGATGAAATTTATGCTCTACAGCAAGAACAAAAATATGTTGATACATCAGATTCAAAACTGATGAACATTTATTCCGATGGAACTTTACATATACTTACTAGTAGCAGCACGCCAAACTTTAAATTGAAGTTTAAAGATCTTTGGCCTTACTCAATATCAGATTTACAATTCGACGCAACAGATTCTGATATTGAGTATTTGACGGCTGAGGTAACTTTCAAGTATACTATCTATGATATCACAGATTTAAGTGGCAATAAATTATGAGTTTTGATCTTGATATGATTCAAAAGATGTGGGAAGAAGACTCCAAGATTGACATTGATAATCTACACACAGAATCTTTAAAAATTCCAGCACTTCATGCAAAGTACTTTGAAATGTACAATAATATTGTACTTCTGAGAAAAAAAGCAGAACAACAGAAAAGAAATATTCGTCACGAAAGATATGAATACTATTCTGGAAAAGCAGATCCAGATGTTTATGTTGAAGATCCATTTCCCAAGAAGATTCGTGATAAAGATACGATGCAAAAATATCTTGATGCAGATGAAAAACTTTCTACAGTTTGTCTGAAAATTGATTACTACGACACAATGCTAAATTATATTGAAAGCATTCTCAAGGTTATTCAAAACAGAACCTATCAAATCAAAAATTCTATAGAGTTTATAAAATTTCAATCTGGATTAGGTTAATAAATATTTCTAGATGAATGGACTCATGTGAGAACAACAGATCTTGTTATATCCAAATCTAACGAAGTATTTCTTAAAGTTAATACCGATCCTCACATTGAGTATGAACTGAGAGATCATTTTAAGTTTGAAGTTCCAAATGCAAAGTTTATGCCACAATATCGTGGTAAAAATTGGAACGGAGAAATACATTTATTCGATACAAGATCTAAGCAAATCTATGTAGGGCTTCTGGATAAGATTGTAGATTTTTGTAATCAATATGGATATACTTATAAGTTTGAAGACAATAAATTTTACGGACTTCCATTTGAGGTCAACGAAGGAATCTCATATGAAGGTGTCAAAGATTATATGAAATCGATATGCTCACATACTCCTAGGGATTATCAAATTGAGGGAGTATATGATGCCCTACGACATAATCGAAAGTTGCTGATAAGTCCCACTGCGTCAGGTAAATCGCTGATGATTTACGCCCTCG